GATTAAATATGGTATCTGTAATGCTTTTGCCATGTCTTTGTCATACTTGCTCGGATGACAATTTTGGTTGTAGTGACTATGGACTATATATTTTATTTTAGAAATTAACTGATACTTGCCTAAAACCTTTCCGTCAATTTCAAATTGATTTTCTTCTGTGGATATATTCTCACAAGGAATATATTTTTCTTCGTTATTTTCCTCAACAATAAGTCCACACATTTCACGAGGTGCCTCGGCAGCTGCCTGAGCAAATATTTCATCGAGAAATTTCACTTAAAGTTCTTTGAACCTGGAAAGGCTCCAAATGGTAATGTTGCTGTAGTATTGATTCCTGCTGTTGCTCTTGAGGTTGCTGCTGTTGCATCTGCAGGTGAAAATCCAAATCGTTTTCCACAAGATTTTAGTGTTTTTCCACATTCATCTGCTCTTTTCCAAAAATCACTAAAGCCAGGAGTATTTCCTGCATGAGTGCCTTTTGTTTTCCAAGTATGTGTTAACCCGCTACTTGTAAAAGTAACAATATCATTTAATTTATCATCTGTAAAAGCATTATAAGTTGTACTTGCTGAGTATGCCCCTTGGTGTACTCTTACTCTATCAAATTTTGCGTTTGTATCCGCAGGTGTTCCGAGTGCTGTTTTTGTGCCTGCAGTATTTACTACCCAATATTCTAGTATAGAGGTTCCTGCTGCTAAAGAGCCGTTTGGGTTTACTTTGACAGCTGTTCCTGTTGTTGTTATATAAGCTCCTAATGCGAAGCTAGCTGACCCAGCTGCAGCTGTATAATTTGTAAAACTTCCGCTTGCTGGTACAATATATTCATTGTCTACAGTAACATATACTGTATGCTCTACTCCATTTGCTGCTGTTCCTGTAGTAGTATAATTTTGACGAGTAAATTTACCTTGTCGATCCCAACTACATCCACCGCATTTTGCGTGTTCAGCTAAATCTGGGCTTGCTCCTGTATATTCCCAAGGACATGCATTTGATACAATTTCTCTTGCTGGAATAGTGACGCCCTGTAAGTCAAAGGGAGCAGCTAACTCAAATGTAATTGTTATAGCGTCTCGTGCGCTTATTTTTGCTATTGTCCAAACTTGTCTTGTAAATTCAATTGGATTATTCCCTGATCCTGAATCAGAAGCTTCTCCTTGTAAGTATCTTTTTAAAGTAACACGACGAATTATTTTTTTACCTAGTAATTTGTCATAGTCTGTTGTGCCTATTGCTGTTGAAAAAGTATTATCAATGATTGCAATATTAAAAACTGGTCTTGTAATTGCTCCTGTAGCTTTAATATCAAATCCTTCCATTGTAATAGGACAAGGAGCATAAGTTCTTAAAGTACTATTTGAACTATAATCGTACATCTGTAAAGAAGAACCATCTGAGTCTTCTCCCTGTGTAAAATAGGCGAACGTACCATCAAGTTTTTCTACTTCAAATAACTCAACAAGTTCGGAACCTGGTTGTTGTTTTTGAAAATCACTTACTAATGTCATGACTCGTATACTCTCCTAAAAGTTGTTGTTAAAGAATAGAAGTTTTCATATGCCCAAGACTGATTCCAGTCTTGGCAAACACATAAAATTGTTTCTGTATTTGAACCTTCATTGCTATCTTCTAAGTTAAATTTAAATTTGCTTACTCCTCCAAGACTTTCAAAAAAAGCAACAAGATCATCTATTTCTGCTTTTGGTCGTGTAGTAAAACTAACCTTCATTATTTGATTTAGAGTATTAATTCCATCAGCTAATCGTTGTTCATACCCATCTCCAAACTGTGCTACAAGAACTCTAGAGCTAGTGCTTCGTGCCATTCCTTTGTCTGGTTGTACAGGCGCAGAGAATCCTGTTATATTTCCGTTGTCTGCTTTATATATTCCAAATGCCATAATCTATTAATAAGGGCTTAATGTGCCGCCTGGTCGTTGTTGTTTTGATATCTCGTTTGATACTGCTGTCGATATTGCTCTTCCTAGCTCATATGCATCTGCTCCGTCTCCTGTGCTAGAAGATTCTCCAGTTGACATACTTACATTTACGGTTACATTGTTTCCACCTGTTCCGCCTGACATTTCTACTGGTATGCTTCTTCCGTTTGGAAGGGGTACGACTGCTTCTGTTCCATGAAGTGTTGCTGCATACCCAGAGTCTGGTCCGTCTGCAACTCCGCCTCCTCCAAATGAACGATACCCGGGAGAGCTTAATATACCACCTTCTCTACTTCCTGGACCCCCAGGTATTCCTGGTATAAAGCCCATGATTGCAATCGCTGCTTGTTTTGCAAGTATTTGTGCTATAGAAGAAAGTATTGATTTTGTCATGTTTAAGAACGCATCTTTTAAGTTTGTTGTGCCTTCAATTAATCCTTGTATTGCTGTTGTCATTCCTGTTTCAAATGAGTTTCTGAAAGTTTTTTCTACTTGTGCTAATAAATTAATTTCTTCTTTTGCTATAAAGAGTTTGTCTTTTAACTTAGCCATTGCGTCGTTTTCTACAGCAGCTTCTACTCCTGTAAGAGCCCCTTCTTTTCCGCCGGTTTTAAATCTTTCTCTTCTTTTTTCTTCTATTGCAAATATGTCTTCTTCAATCTGTTTTATTTTCATTTGAGTCTGTCTTCGTTTTTTTAATCCTGCAGCTTCTCTTGTATTTCCTTGATTGAACTGCATTTGTAGTCTATTTTTTTCTGTCAAAATTCTAATTTCTACTTCTTCAAGTCTTTTGGCTTCTTTCATTGCAGCTTCCCCAAATCTTCTTATTTCCAGAACTGGGTCCCCTTTTGTCTCGTCTAAAATTTTATCAAAAGCTGTTTGTCCAATCATTTGTAAAACTTGTGTTCTTAATGCTTTAGGTAATCCTTCTCCAAACTCTTTTACAATATTTAAGTCATTTCTCTCAAGTGCCCCTGCGCTGTCTACTAACCCAGAACCATATAATCTCATAGCTTTCGTTCCTGTTGACATAGTAGTTGATTTTGGGTTAAGTCTTGCTAAACTTTTATTAAATGCCATACTTTCATTATTTAAAGTACTTGCAATAGTACCAAACTTTTCCATGGATCTTCCTGCAGCTGTACCCTCATCTTGTAGTCCTCTTAATACATCTACAAGTGCTGAGAATTGAATAATTGAGATACCTGCTGAAGATGCGGATTGATCTAGTCCATCTTGTAAAGACCCCATAATGCCTTCAATTTCCTTGGCGGCATCACTACCTGGAGTAACTTCTGCTAGTTGTTCTGCTAATAAAGTTTTTGCTCCTTGTGTAATTTTTAATTGAGCGGCGGTTAATCTTCCTATCTCAGGACCTTCATTTTGCATATTTCTGCCTGATCTCGTTGACGCCGCATTTCTATCCCCAAACTGATCTGCAAATCCTCTAAAACTAAAATTAGCAAATATTTTTGCTTTTTGAGCAAATCTATCCATTAAAGTGCTAACTTCTACAATTTCTTTTCTAATTTTTTGAATTACTCTTATTTGTTCTTCTAGTAAATTGAGTGTAGTTTGTTGCCTGTCATTAAAACCTTCCATGCCATCTTTACTGTCTTTTATACTCTGCATGTACTGTTTAAAGACTCCAACAACAGTAATAATCATACCTGCATACCCGACAAACATTAGAAGTTTTGAAAAAGCTCTTCCAAGTGCTCTTGTAGCTGTTATCATACCTGCCATAGCTTTATTATGCGTTCTTTGTAGTTCTAAGTATTCTGCTTTTAGGTTAAGAAAAGCTCTTTTCATTATGCCAGCTTTTTCAGCTTCTGCTCTTATAGTATTAATACGAATTATATCAATTGTACGTAAAGCTTCTCTTCTTGATAATTGATTAAATTTTATAACTGTACTTGATCTATTTTTGTATGCTCTTTTTATGTCTCTCTCTAAGCCGTCTAATCCTTTTGAATCAAGATTATTTATATCCCTTGTCCCACTATAAAAGCCTCCAAGTTTATTTCGGGCAGCGTCTGCTGAGGCTCCTGCATCAAATTGAGGAGCTTGAGGAGTTATAGCCCTTACAATTCCAGTTCCTAATAAAGCTCCCATTCCTGCTAAAGCTGTTGTATTTTGTGAGAAAGCTTTTGCCATAAACTCTGCTACGCCTGTTAAAGACATTTTAATTTTATTTAATAAATCATCAAAAGATTTTGCTAACTTTGAAAATTCATTTAATTCTGTGTTAAAACTTCCAAATTTACTTTCTCCTTGTTCAAGAACTTCATTTACAACTGCTTGTGATTTTTCAAAAATACTTAAGTCTCGTGCTAGTTTTCCTATTTTTAATCCATAATTTTGTGCCGCAGTTTCTAGTCGAAGTATAATACCTAATTCATCCAAGAGTTCTGGCTCTGCTTTTGTAGTACCTCGAATTAAACGATTTAAAGAGTCAGTCAAGTCTCTTCCTAAAGCAATAGAAGCTGTTCTTGCAACAACACCTAGCCTTTCAATTTGGTCACTGCTTAATCCTGCTGCTCTTGCAATCGCTACTGATTGAGCAGCTTCTGCAAACGCTAACTGAGCTCCTGTTGCTGCTTGTAGTCTTGAGGTTATAAGTTTTAAAGACTCTCCTGTTAAGTTTGCGTATTCTTGTTGTCCTTGAATAAGTATACGATAGTCTGCAGCATTTTGTAAAAATCTAAAAGCGGCACTAATGGCAAATATATTAGCGGCTAAAGTCGCATAAGCAGGCACAAGTCCACCTGAGATGCCTTGAGCCATCTTAGAGAAGTTTTTAGTTGTGTTTGAAGATGCCTGAGCAGCACCTTTTAAGCGTCTATCTGCAGAATGCGCAGAAGTACCTGTTTTATCTAGCTCTTTACCTAGTTGTTTTGCTTGCTTTTTTGTAAGTTCAATGTCTTTGCCGTCAACATTAATCTTTATCTTTATTTCGTCTTTTTTTGCCATTAGCCTTGTACGTTAATTCCTGATTTTCCACCAGCTTTAGCTTTACTATCGGAAGCTTTTCGTTTTCGTTCTTGAGATTTATTTACTTTTTCTGTGTTTCGTGCTTCTATGTTTTTTATAAAGTATAAGCAAGTTTTTTTATCTTGTACTTTCCATATATCAAGTAGCGTACCAAGTGCTGACATATCTTTTCCAAAATATGAACCACTCATACCATCCCATTTGTCTGGTAAAAGATCGTGCAATAAAAAAGCCACCTGAACTTCATAAGGATAATCCTCAAGAATCGGTGGCATTTCGTCAAAGTCGGGATTCTCTCCTCTCTGTTCACATATATCTAAGTAAACATCATAGTCGAGTTGACCGTCTTTATATTGTTTGTCTAAAAGACCAAGTATTTGTGTTACTTGGCTTTGGTAAAATTTTCTAGATCACCTGTAACTTCTGTAACCCAAGTGTCGAAATCAGCTGCATTTTTCATCAGCGTTTCGGCATTTTCCTGGTTAAATTCAAGTTCATCTTCGGGATCAAGACTGCTAATGTCCACCAATAGAAGCTCTTCTAGGTAAGAATATTTTAAGCCTTTCCATCCTTTGATTACAGCTTTCACGTACTCTATTAAAAACTTATCTTCGTCTAGTTGTTCTTCAAAAGCTCGTGTTTTACGATTAAACTTTTGCGATACACAACGATTTCTTAGTTTGAGTAATTCTTCCCTTGCTAAATAGCAAAGGTCAATAGAAAATCCAGGCATGCTGGGATAGTCTACTGCTACTGTTTTGCTTGGAGTTAATAAACTCGCTAGTGATACTGATTTGTTTTCTTGTTCTGTCATTCTGTTTCCTGGTTAAATGAGGGGAGGGTTGCCCC